AGTTGGCAGCACAAGCAGGTTTTAATTTGTCTGTGCAATGGCATTGCTGCGATTACGAATTGGAACGTTTTGTTGAGTTGGTTTTGGCTGATGATCGTAAATTAAAAGACGAGTTATACGCCCAAGAAATGGAACAACCTACTCCAAAGCAATCCGGTACGATTTCCATTACTGTAAACACTAGACTTGAAGCAGATATAGATTTGTTGTGGCAAGTTAACAGCGCAGACATTGCGGCTTTAGAAGATGCAAAAGCAACATTGGAAGAACTTAAAACAAAAGCCCCAATTAAATATCAATCCATGATTTATCAATCGCTTGCTTTAATTAGTAAAGCATTAGGCATGAGTCACAGTGACGCATTTCAACGAATCATTGACAAAGCAAGGGGCGTTAAATGAACGAAAGGTTAAAAGAATTGGCTGCACAAGCAGGGTTTAATTTATCTGGGGATTATCACTGCGATGAGTACGAACTTGAACAATTTGCCGAACTTGTACGCCAAGACGAGCGTGACAATTTATATGCTAAAGAAATGGAACAACCTACTCCAAATCAATTTGGTACATTTTCAATTACGGTAAAAACATTTAGTGAAAATGCTTATCCTCTTGAGTTAGATATTGAATTGCTGTGGGCAGTAAACAGTGCAGACATTGCGGCTTTAGAAGATGCAAAAGCAACATTTGAAATTTTAAAATATAAAGCCCCGCTTAAATATCAATCTATGATTTATCAATCACTTGCTTTAATTAGTAAAGCATTAGGAATGAGTCATAGCGACGCATTTCAACGAATCATTGACAAAGCAAGGGGCGATGAATGAACCAAGTCGCTAGAAACACCGATCCCATAACAAGTTGGGCTGCTGCTGACTCTGCAAAGTCTTTAGCGGCTCAACACGCCACGATAATCATTCAAGCCTTATGCAAGTATGGGGCAATGGGGAAAGACGGCATAGCGCAGATTACAGGACTCGATGGCAATCAGGTTGCTAGGCGGCTTAGTGAGTTAGAACGCAATCATGAAATTCTGCTAACTGGTCGCAACGTACAAAGCAAATCTGGTCGAGCAGAACGGGAATGGAAGGTTATGCCAAAACAGATGGATTTGATATGACCGACTACTCACCCCATCCTGCAATCGAGTACATTTGGGACAACGCACCTCATTACGCTAAGGCCAAGGGCGAACTGGCGCAACTGGAGGCGTTTAAGTCAAGCCTAAAGGCTATTCTAATGAAGAAATCAGGAGAATCTGCTGTAACTGCCCAAGAGCGCGAGGCATATGCTCATCCTGATTATCAAAACCTGTGTGTTGCAATCGGCGCAGCAACTGAGAAAGCCGAGTTGTTAAAGTGGCGGTTAACGAGCGCACAACTACGATTCGATGCTTGGCGTACAGAGCAGGCCAGTAACCGTCAAATCGAGAAATTAACTAAGTGACAAAAGCACAACGTAAGCATTACGAAAAACTTGCAGAACTTGGATGCTCGTTGTGCCGACACTTGGGATATGGGGAAACACCAGCCCATATTCATCACATTAGACGATTAGGAATGAAACGTGAAAATGCGCCGGTTATACCGTTATGCCCAAATCATCATACCGGCAATGATGGGGTACACGGACTGGGCAAAAAGGCGTTTGCTCAAAAATATGGGATTACAGAAGAAGATTTATTAGCCCAAACAGAAGCGTTATTATGAAACTTTTTAAACGATTTACGTTTGAAGCGGCTCACTCTTTACCGGATTACCCAGAAATACACGGTCATTCTTATCATGTTGAAGTTTGGGTACAAGGCAATGCTGTAGATGGGTATGTCATTCGAGAGTCTGAACTTGAAAAAGAATGTTTATTTGTTAAATCAATTTTTGATCATAAAAATTTAGATAATTTGTTTGATTTACCAACAAGTGAAAATATAGCAAGGGAAATTTGGATTTTACTTAAGCATTTAAGATTATTTGAAATCAGAGTTGAGCGACCATCAATCGGTCTGGGTGCGGTTTACAACGGTGAATTTGAATGATTCATTATCATGGCTTGCCAATTACACCTGGTACTGCGGCAGCGTTAGCAATTACAACAGGCCATGCCTTTATAAGTTACGCCCATCCTGAACAATTGCCGATTGCTATTGAGGTTTGTCAAAGTTTTGCCGTAGACAATGGGGCATTTAGCGCATGGAAAAAAGGCAAACCGATATTAGATTGGTCGGGTTACTACGAATGGGCAGCAAAAGCTAAACTCGTCCCGTCCTGTGACTTTGCGGTGATTCCTGACGTAATTGACGGGAATGAGGCCGATAACGATGCATTATTAGCCGAATGGTCATTGCCTAAATGGTTTGGCGCACCAGTTTGGCATATGCATGAATCATTTGATCGGTTACAACGGTTAGCAAATGATTATCCAAGGGTTTGTTTAGGCAGTAGCGGCAATTACGCAACAATCGGCACACAACAATGGTGGCAACGTATCGCCCAGGCTATGCGGGTGATCTGCAATGATGACGGTCAGCCATTAGTAAAGTTGCACGGCCTGCGGATGTTAAACCCTGAAGTATTTACAAAGCTACCATTTGCGTCAGCTGACAGCACAAACATTGGCAGGAATATCGGAATAGACCAATCTTGGAAGGGTAACTATATGCCACCAAGCAAAGAAGTCAGGGCGCAAGTGATGAGAGCTAGAATTGAGTCGCACAATGCACCGGCCCGATGGAATTTCTTTGTGCCGGAACAATTGCAACACTCACTTATATGATTGCTACCCTGCAACTACCGATACCGCCAAGTGTAAACACTTACTGGCGCAATTTTAGAGGCAGGACAATACTTAGTCAGGGTGGGCGAGATTACAAACAAGCGGTGCAAGAGTACGTTACGGTCAACGAAGTGCCTAGTTTTGGCTCAAACAGGCTTATGGCGATCATTACTATCTTTCCAAGGGATAGGCGCAGCATTGACCTAGACAACAGGCTAAAAGGCTTATTTGACGCTTTGCAGGATGCAGGCGTGTTTGACGATGACGGACAGTTTGACAAAATAGAGATTGCAAGGGGGTCGATTAAATCAGGCGGCGGTTGTACAATTGTGATAGCTACCCTATGAGGTCACTATGGACTATCCTGCCGTATTTGTCTCAACCTTGTTCCATAGCGGGACAAACGCACATTTCATGCACTTGCAAACAGACTCTTATGCCAAACATAAAGCGTTGCAAAAATACTACGAAGGCATTATTGACCTAGTTGATACTTGGGCAGAAAGTTATCAAGGGGCTTACGAGCAAATCAAAAGCTATCCAAAAGATTTTCATCTAGCGACAGACCCAGTTAAATACATCACAAGCGTCAAAGCATTTGTAAAGGACATTCGTGATGAATTGCCTAAAGACACAAATCTACAAAACCAAATCGACGAAATTGCGGCTTTGATTGATTCAACCCTTTATAAACTAAAGGCGTTCAAATGAGCAAACATGGACTATATGCGGCAATTCTTGCCAAACAAGAACGCATCAAAGCAGGCAGCGGCGAAAAGATGAGAAAGCCAGGTGATCCAGGCGCACCCACGGCTAAAGACTTTAAAGAATCAGCCAAGACTGCCAAGGACAATAAGAAATGACAGCGGCTTGGCAACGCAAAGAGGGGCAAAACCCTGCTGGCGGTCTAAATGCCAAAGGTCGAGCGAGTGCCAAAGCAGAGGGCATGAACCTCAAGCCACCAGTCAAGTCAGGTGATAACCCACGCAGAGCCAGTTTTCTCGCACGCATGGGAAATATGCCAGGGCCAATGGAAAAAGACGGAAAACCTACTAGGTTAGCTTTAGCCTTAAAAGCATGGGGCGCATCAAGCAAAGAAGATGCAAGGGCAAAAGCTAAGAATATTAGCGAACGCAATAAGTAAGCTAAACTCAACCAATCTTAAATCTAAGACCATTGAGAAAAGATATGGAAATCAGCAAAGTAGTGAAGTCTGGTGTGCGACCTAAACCACCCGCAGCAGGGATCGGCAGAAAGAAAGGTAGTGTCAACAAGGCTACAAAAGCTTTTAGAGATACCGTTACAGCCTTGCTTGAGAACAACGCTGATAACGTTGGCAAGTGGCTAGAAACCGTTGCCCACGGTGATGGCGATCAAGTTAAACCAGACCCAAAGGGTGCTTTGACGCTTATTGCTCAATTAGCAGAGTTTGCCTCACCTAAACTTGCACGAACCGAACATAGTGGCGTGGATAACAGTCCGATTGAACTGATTGTGAAATGGCAAGACGAGTAGAAACAATCCCGTATAAACCACGGGCTGCGTTTAAACCGTTTCACAACCGCACCAAACGTTGGGCTTGCCTAGTTGCGCACCGTCGAGCAGGCAAGACTGTTGCAGCAATTAACGACATTATTCGTGCCGCACTTATGTGCAAGACTGAAAGCCCGCTATTTGCGTACATCGCACCGTTTCGCAGCCAGGCTAAAAGCGTAGTTTGGGATTATCTCAAACACTTTGCTCGACCAGTTCTTGCATCATCCAATGAGGCCGAGTTAACTATTGAGTTGATAACTGGCGGCAAGATACGCTTGTTTGGGGCTGACAACGCAGATGCTATGCGGGGATTGGGCTTTGATGGCGTGTTTATGGACGAATATGGTGACTTTAGACCTAGCGTTTGGGGTAACGTCATTCGTCCTACTTTGTCAGACAAGCAGGGTTGGGCTGTGTTTGCCGGTACGCCAAAGGGTAAGAACCAATTTTGGCAGATATTTGAAACAGCTAAGAAAACGCCTGACGAGTGGTTTCACCTTGTTTTAAAGGCTAGTGAATCTGGGCTGTTGCCTGACACAGAGCTACGAGCAGCTGCCGCACAGATCAGCGATGACCAATTTCTACAAGAGTACGAGTGTTCGTTTGAGGCGGCAATTCTTGGTGCTTTTTATGGCGAGGACATACGCAAGATCACAGATGCCGGTCAAGTTAGGCGTGTTGACTACGATCCGCACCTACCCACATACACGGCTTGGGACTTAGGCTATCGAGATGACACGGCTATTTGGTGGTATCAAGTCGTGCGTAACGAAATCCACATCATTGATTATTTTGCAATAAGTGGTGCAAACATTGCAGAAATAGCTAAAATAGTCGTAGAAAAGCCGTATAAATACGCAAAACATTACTTGCCGCATGACGCAAGGGCTAAAACACTAGCAGCAGCGGGTAAGTCAGTTATTGAGCAATTAAGTGAGTATCTAGGCATCAACAACATGGCTATCGTGCCTGACTTGTCGGTGCAAGATGGGATTCAGGCGGTCAGGCAAATGCTGCCAATGTGTTGGTTTGATGCTGAACGAACGCACGATGGGTTAGAGGCTTTAAGGCAATATCAGCGAGAATACGACGAGGACAAGAAGGCATTTAGGCAAACGCCCAGGCATGATTGGACAAGCCACCCAGCAGATGCATTTAGGATGTTGGCAATTGCTTGGAGGTTAGAGCCAAAGGTTAAGCCACCAGACGTTGAAAAACCGCTGATGGTTGGGCCTGAAAACACAGTTACATTGAATGATATGTGGGCAACCCACAAACCAACTAGGAGTAGCAGATTATGAGTGGCGTAGCAAATCCCTATCGTTATTTTTATGAACACGTTTCAGCAAGCCAAACCGCACAGGTTTTAGGTACAACTGGCGCAGTTGGTGATTATCTGCATCGTTTAATCATTACAGTAAACACGGCGTTGACTTCAGCCGTTCAGATCGTAGACGGAAGTGGTGCAGGCGTTTTGACACATACCATTCTGCCAAACGCTGTTGCTGGTGGCGTTGGTGTTTATAGTATTGAGATCAATGCTATTTCTGCAAATGGCGCTTGGAAAGTAACAACTGGCGCAGGCTCTGAAGTTATGGCGGTAGGTATTTTCACATAATGATCGTTGCATCAGTATTGCGTTCAGGCGGTGATTTCAAGCCTGAACACGTTTATGCGCTTGAAAAAATGTGCGCTAAATATTTGCCACCGCACAAGTTTGTGTGCCTGACAGATATGGAATTAGAGTGCGAAACCATCCCTTTGCTGCATGATTGGGTTGGTTGGTGGGCAAAGATGGAGTTGTTTCGGCTACCAAGTGCGCTGTACTTTGACTTAGATACCGTGTTGACTGGTGATTGTACGGCAATGATTGAGGCGGCAAAGCAGCACGATTTTGTGATTATGCGTGACGTTTACCGTGGTCAGTACAACCCAAAAGCCATGCAGAGCAGCATGATGTATTGGTCAAAGTATGTTGATTTGTATGACAAGTTTGCCGCATTGCAAATGTATGCTGCTGGTGGCGATCAGAGCTATATCGAACACCATATGCGGGACAAAGTGACGTACTGGCAGGACATTGCAGATGGGATTGTGAGCTTTAAGGCTGATGTGCTGCCCAAAGGGTTAGAGGATGCCAAGGTTGTGATATTCCACGGCAAACCTAGACCGTGGGAACAAACAAGGATACCGTATGAAATTGGTTGAAGGCTGGCAAGTTCCCGACATAGACGAGTGTTGCATTAACGCACTCTTGGTTGAGCTGCCAGACTTGAATGTGAGCTATACCCACTTGAACCAATTTCGCACAGTCATTCAGGCCGGTGGCAATATCGGTGTTTATCCCGCTACGATGGCGGGGCAATTTGAACGTGTGATTACAGTCGAGCCTGATACGGTCAATTATCAATATTTGTTACTGAATGTTTTTAACCACGACAACATTGAGCATCATTGGGCTGCATTTGGTGACAAACACGGCACAGCGTCAGTCGAGCATCCATACCCTGAGAACATTGGGGCGCACCAGTTAAAGGCCGGCAACAATATTAAGGTCATGCCAATTGATTCTTTAGAAGTAGATGATTGCGACTTTATTCAATTAGACATTGAAGGCTACGAGCATTTAGCTATATTGGGCGCTGAACAAACAATTAAGAGAACGTATCCAGTTATCACGCTAGAGCTTAAAGGCTTGGGCAGTCGTTATGGATACACCGACGAGGACACAATCGGATTACTCCAAAGTTGGGATTATGAGATTGTCGGGCGGGTTAACCGTGACGTAATTTTTGCGAGATACTAAGATGGAAGCATTGACTGGTGTTCAAAAGTGGCTGAATACGATCAGCCAATACGATAATGAATTTAAAAAGTGGGAAGGTCGCACCACTAAGATTGTTAAGCGTTACCGTGATGACAACCGCAATCAGAACACAAACGAAACCGCTAAATTCAATATTCTGTGGTCTAACGTACAGACGTTGATCCCTGCCGTGTACGCTCGATTGCCGAAAGCAGACGTTGCTAGGCGCTTTGGGGATAACGATCCAGTTGCCCGTGTTGCCGCACAACTTATTGAACGTGCCTTGGATTTTGAAATTGAGCATTACACCGATTTCAGATCGACAATGAAACACGCAGTTGAGGATAGGTTTTTGGGTGGTCGAGGCGTGGCATGGGTTCGGTACGAGCCGCACGTTCGGGCGCAAGACATTCCTGAAGATGGGCTGCAAGTAACTGAAGATGTGGACGAAGTTGACA